ATCAAAGCATTTTGTATTGTTGAGGATAAATCTTTTGTCATAGTTTTCTACTTTGAACCGTATAAAGGTTTATCTTTTCTTATATATAACAAGATACTAATCTCATAAAGTGCTTTGTTATTGATAGTAAAGTGTATATTTGGTAAAAAGTTATTTCTTTTCTGTTGGTGGTAAGGATGAGTTATCGATAGCATGTTGAAATTCTTCTATTAAATACCTTCGAAGCTCATGATGGACCATGGGAGATAGAGGTTTGATTTGTTTTTCAAGCTCATCCGCAAGCTGAGGATCCTTGACAGCTAAATATCTAACCTTGTTCTCAAGCTTATGTTGATCTACTAATTGTTTTATAATTTGTTGTCCTTCATCAGATTTCTGTAGTCGTTCAAATATGTCTGACATTATGATATTTCGCTGTTTTAATACGAATTCTGCATAATTGCGTATAAAGGTTGTTAAATAATTGGGTTTTTTCTGAAGTAATGAAAGAGCTGAATCAATTAATTGTTTCCTTGAAGCTTTACTTTTAGCGTTAGCCAATCGATATTCAATCCACCAAAGTGCCCATGTTTGACAGAATCCGAAGGGGTCTGTTTCTAATTGTGATCCTTCATTAACTTGTAAACTTTGGAAAGAAACTGCTGGACAAAAATCAGTAAATACATTAGATACACCTAACTCAATCTTAAAGAAATCTTCAAGAGTTTTTTCATAGTGAGCACTATTAAATTTAGTAGCTGGTCTAGTACCGTGAGGTTCAAAAATCTCAACACTATTATCCTCTTTATCATATATAAATGCGTTTGTGTGACCATTATATGTTGGGTAATAATAAGTTATACGTATTAGTCCGATTATGAATCGTACATTGGAATTAGCTTTACAATTACGAAACTTAGTAAGCAACTCATCTGGAACTGAAATACTTCTGATACAGTTGATAGCTTCTTCAGCTGTTGCATAAGCCTTTATTTGTGGATTTCCATTTTTGTCATAACAATTATATTCGATAAAGGGATTTATGCGATATTTTTGAGGAGATTCATACATATCTACTGGAAAACAAGCATAAGGATATTTTTTGAGATAATACGTGAGCCCAGCTAGAACTCCTAGCATATCTCCAACCCAAGACGTTTCCGCAGCATATTCTTTATCTAATATGTCAACTTGTGTATTGATGTCTTCATTACTTTCTGACATTTATCATAGTCAGAGAACTTATTTGGTCAGATGACAGAATAAATAGCTAATCAGTCCTGACTAAAAATATCAATCGTCACAAGTCTAATTTTATTTTCTTATTATAGAGTGTGGCGTCTGACACAGTCATAGATCATTTTACAGCAAATTCTACATCTTAATTCCATGCAAAGGACGTAGAGAATGGTTCGATTCCTGCATGCCTCATTATTGTTATAAAGCAAAATAGGGGCATTAGTGTAACGTTAGCACGTGTGTTAGATGGTCGAAGAAATCACAGAGAAAATAAGAGCTCGAAACGGGTTAATATTTGGTTTTCGAAACCAAATCGAGCATAAATAATAGTCATCTAACAGCAATATAATCAGTTTCTTTGGGAGAACGTGGAATTGGTTCGACTCCAGTAGGTCCTCTTAAACCTAAATAGGGACCTTAGTGTAACGGCAGCATACGTATGATAAATGATGGCTGATAACTCAAGTTCGAGGTGAATATCAAGGCTACTTAGATGGGTAGCTCGAGATATGTATTCAATTATTAGATACTGGAAACATCATCTAGAGCTCAAGTCTGAGTAGATCGAAACTGGTTTCGATTACCAGGTTGAGGAAAGTAAATAATTGAAATATTAGATTAATATTTCAATGTAGTTATAACGACATAAGTTGGATAATATGAATAATACTAGACCTAACCTAAATATGCTAGTGCAAGCCTTAAAGGAAAAAACGCCTTTATCTAACCAAGAGAATTTTAGATCTGAACCTATGGTCACAAACGGACCTAATGATAACACAGAAGTTAACACAAATATTAAAGTTTACCCAAATGTTAAAGTTAACCAAAACAAAAACAACAAGTGGAAGGTAGATTATACGGCATTTATCAGACCGGAACTTATAGAAGTGATTTATGAACAAGCTCAAAATACTACATTAGAGAGATTTAATAAAGTCTGGTCGGTCCCTAATTTATCTAGTATAAAAGGTATGGTTTTAGTTTTTACGGAATCTTACCATCATAAATATGGTAAGATTTTAGTGGATATGATCTTGCTTCTACAAGAGGAGTATAAGGAGTTACAGAAATTAGATCCATTGCTTGAGTTTTTCGATGGTGAAGTACAGCTGTCATTTCAGCAGCTTGTTAAAAAAACAGTCGTAGACCCATACATGATATACCTTTATACTGAGGGATCACCTTCATCCTTTTTGGAAACAGATTCCATAGTTAGACAGAGTGTCCGATCGCGTCTTGAAAGAGAGGGATTCGAAAAGTGACTTCTATCAGAATTTATAGGCGTAACTAGGTTCACATGTGGCACTTCTTAGAAAACGTGATTTCTTGATGCAATTTTTGGTATCACAATAATCTCTCCTACAGAGAAATAAACCATCAATATACTTCTGTAGCTCGGACAACTTGGCATTTTCATTTTCAAGCAATTTGGTAAGATTGGATTGTGTACCATTTTCCTTGTCAATATTCTTGGATAAAAGCATTAATCTTGTCATAAACTGCATCATATAACTACGGAAACATAACAAAGTTGAAATATCGCGTTTGGGGTTCTTGGCGCATACTCTATTCTTATCTTCTTGATAATATTCAAAATTTACATAGTTGGGTGGAAACAGTAAATGTATAGTATCTAAATCAATGGATGCTAGAGTGTCATGTAACAAATGAATATAAGTATCGTTTAACAATGGAATCCACTTTGTAAGTACTTTAAGAGCGTTTTCGCGATTATATACTGTAAGAAGGTGTAGGTATTCGAAATAGAAATCCTGATACTTTTTATAGAACTTATCTAGTAATCCCTTTTTTATGCTATCTAAAGCAATTTTGACTTTTTTAGCTTGTGTTCCGGTAATAAGCTTCTTGTCAATGTTTGCGATTTCTGCTAGATACTGATTTATGCAACATTCATATTTTTCTGAATTTGCTGTTATTAGACTATCGAGTTCTTCATATAATTTATTTAAATTACTGGTAGCTTTCGTAGGTAAATTAGATGTTTTCATAGGTAAATTGGAGGCTGGTGCATTAGGTATGGCAGGCAAAGGTTTAGGTATTCTACTCAATGGTATTTTAGGTAATGGTTTAGGGATTCGTGTAAGCTCAGCCTTAGATACTGGGGATAAAGCTTTAAAACGATTGGAAATGGTCTTAGTAGCAACAGTGTGTAATTTATTATCGATCAAATCGCATAAATAGGCTTTGGTACCAGTTGATGGGAGACCTAAATATTCAGCGATTTGTCTGACTTTTTCAATTGGTAATCCTCCTTTGGAGGGAATATTAAGACATTTACTTTTATCAAAATCTTCGACCCAATCCATGTCTATATTCTTATATAGATAAGACTTTAGAAAAATTATGTTGAATGGAGATTGTTGAGCTTTTAGGATTATGCTAATACTAATAGGGGGGGAAATAAAAACTTCCTTATGATCATGTTATAAAAATTGATAATTTTTATATTTCTTTCTTTTGAACTTAAACTACTTTACATATTACTGCCTATGTTACAAAATTATTATAACTATACCGATAATTTCACACGTGATAATATCCGTCCTGGAACGCCAATTATCACAGTAACGAACAATGCTGCTACTGTGATAAAACAGGGAAAAATTAACTTCTATGCTGAAGACTTCAGACATGGTGCTATCTACCGCTTGAGATTTGAAGATATACGATTAGCTTGTATCGACAATGTAGTTGGTTATCATGTTGATGTGGGAGTGCAAGGATTTCTTGAAAGCGTGGAATGGGGGGCCCAATTTTCATCTACGTCTCTCATGATCACCCAGACTGTTCGGAAATCTCCACCAGTAATAATACGGGACTATAAGATAGGAGCTTCGGTGTGTATGCTTCAGGATGAGGAGAAGGTCCTTGGCGCACATATTTGCGAGTATGTCATGGATAATTCCGTTGGACATATTGTGCATATATACACTGATTGTGGTGAACTACCTCGAATAGCAGTCAGACTACTTACTGGTAAAAGAATAGTCTGCTATGGTGATCACCATCTTGCACTCTTGCCAGCTCGGATTCCTCAACCAGTTTTCGCTGTTGGTGATGTTGTTGAGTACCTAAGTCATGTAGATGAACAGCTTAATGTTTTCTACCTATACGAAAAACCTATTCATCCTCATGAGGTCATTGTTTATGATCAATTATTGGAAAAGTACAAAGCGGTTCCAAGAGCAGATCGGAATCACCATCACCATCCATCAGTATTCAGATTTAGGGGTACCGTTCAGTACAGACAATCAAAGGATGGTAAGGATTTCTATTGCATTGAGCCACATGGCTTGGTACCAGTTGAACATCTTATTCCTTCAGCTTATGACTCATTAACTAATACTGATATGAGAATCAGCCAACAGGGCGCAACTGCGCCAGTTGGTCCAGTTGTTCCTGTTGAAATTGCCAGCACCGATACGGTTGCCAGCACCGATACGGTTGGTCCAGCCGCTGTCGCTGCTGTCACTGGAGAGACACCAGGTGTAGAAACACCTAGCGCAGAGGCAGTTAGTAAGATGGAATCACCAACTGTATCAGAAGAAAAAAATGAGACTCCAAAGGCAGACAGCAAGTTGGACTTGCTTTCTGAAAAGTCAAACTCAAACAAGGACTCTGAGACTATGGATGCTGCTCCTTGGATAAGTGAATATGTAACTGATGAAATTACGAAGGCCAAGAAGGTCTTGATCGAGTATGAGAGGCTCATGAAGAGCCTCACCATGATCATAACTCTTATGCATCACGACAAACACTATTTGATTTCGGCTGAGATGGCAGAGAATATGAGAGCACTCTGGTTATCACCCCTCTTCACACACAGCAGTATGCTGGATGAAATGACTGGGGTTGACAAGTTTGTTCTCTTACTAATCCTAGACCCCATTCTCAATCCTACGATTCTCAAGACTCACTTTCCCAAGAAAGATGAGAGTACGAAGTGTGCCAGATCTCTCTACAGTAAGAAGTGCAGTAGATATTTTGTAGCAGATCAAATGGGACTGTGTCCAGAGATCAAAGGGGAGAAACCTGATTATCCTGGTGTCATCGACTCTACTTGGCATCCTTGTGCCATCTACATTTCAATTAGATATGGTGGATTTTCCATTGGAGTAAAGAATCTGAAGATGAAAACTGTACACAAATATACTTGCGAGCTATTTTGCGACACAATCCAGCAATTTCGCCGCAGACAGTGAAAAAATCTGTAAAAAGCAATGATCATGTTATTTTTCTTACTTTGGTCCTCTGGACATGTTGCGGCTTGGCTCCATTAGTCAAGAACCAGCGGCTAGCAGCTTGTCCTGTTGGTGTTCATCACAAATTACATATAATTATTCTTTGAAAAACTTCCAACCATTTTTGATTATCATAATTCCCCACATCTGTTAGTTGCGCAAGTAACTGCGCGAAACCTCTTCCCGCCATAGATCGGTGAAATTTCCGCATGAACATAAAAAATTGATGATCGTTTTGAATTGTTTCTTGTTGTAGAAACAACAAGTAGATGTCTAACGCATTTATATCAGCCATGAACGCAGGCCCGAAACGTACTACTACGACAAATGGGGCCGATAGCTTTACAGCCTTGGGTGTTGAAGACCCCATGGTCGCCTTAAGTTTCAAGTTAGTTAGGGATTTAAATCTTGACACCTTAAAATCGATGATGCAGACAGTCCTGGACACGAATGTTCCCCAGGATGTTAAGGAAGCGGCAATCATTGATTTGTTTGTTCTTGCATTCCAGACGCGCGATGTCAGGGGAGGCAAGGGTGAACGGCTCTTATTCTACCAGATGTTTATTTGGTTATATCAGAAATTTTCTTCAAAAACGCTTGATCTTCTCAAACTTATTCCACACTATGGAAGCTACAAAGATTTTCGTGAGATCTGGGGGCTTCTCCAAAAGGATCACAAGAATGATAAGACCTTCGACCCTCTTAGAAGAGAGATTGTTAAGCTCTTAGCAGATCAGCTAGTCGCGGACCGAGACACTCCTGTAGATAAGAGTATTAGTCTAGCAGGCAAGTGGGTTCCACGTGAGAAGTCGGCGCATCACGATCTGGCAGTAGCCTTAGCTCAAGCTATGTTTGGCAAAGCTAAGAGTGTACCAGCAACAGCAACAGTAACAGTAACAGCAACAGCAACAGCAGCAACTCCGGCTGCGGCAGTAACTCCAACACTCGTAACTGCCGGAACTTCATCGGCCCCTGTGGTAGCTTCGACCGCATCCTCAAATGATAAGAAAGCTGCGTCAGCTGCGTCAGCTGCATCAGCTGCATCAGCTGCATCAGCTGCATCAGCTGCAGAATCATATCACGCTCGAAAGGAGTATCGTATGTTGCTCACTAGTCTGAACAAGAGATTGAATACTATTGAGGATCTGATGTGCAATGGATCATGGGCGGATATAGATCCATCGGGAGTACCGTCGCGAAACTTGAAGATCCATCGAAAGGCTTTCATGAATGTTGACAAGAAGGGTGAGAAGCGATCAGATCTTGATGATCGTGTTCTGTGTGCAAAGAATTTTGCAGAGTTTATGGAGAAATCGAAACTGGATCCAAATGCGAAGAAATTGCACGGAGAGAACCTACAGCCTCATGAACTTGTCAAGGCTTACCTGGATCAACGTCGGGGAGTGTTTACAGGTAGTGATCTGATTGTCGATGCTATTCTGGAGGCACAGTTCGACAGTCTATGCCATAACATTTTGAATCCTAAGCCACTGGCGCCTCCTCCAGCGACATCTACTTCGGCGAGCAATACATCAAATAGCAAGACAGTTTCAGAGAAAGTTTCAGAGAAAGTATCAGAGAAAGTTTCAGATGCTAATCAGGACAATGTTTCGGAGGGTTCGAATGAGTATGAACCAGTAGTTGTGGGATCTGAAACTAAAAACACAGATAAAGACATACCGAAGGAAAAATCGAAACCATCGGTTCTATCTAAGATGTGTGTCATGCTGGATACATCTGGATCAATGCAGAGTGGCTCAGGAAAGGTACCGCCGATTCTTCCAGCCATGGGTCTTGCAGCGTTAATAACGCGAGTGAATCATCCAGTCTTTCGTAATTTCTACATTCGTTTCTCATCCGAGGCAGAAATGATGAGATATGCGAAACCCGAGGAGAATCCAAGTTTGTGTCAGATTCTCAACTATATGTCGAAGGATGGTATAGTGGCGAACACAAACTTCCAGAAGGCCTATCAGTTGATTCTCCGTCTCTGTCGCGAACACAATGTACCAGAGGCCGATCTACCAGAATATCTCTTAGTCCTTTCTGACATGCAGTTCGACGCTGCATATGCTGCCTCTAACTATGGTGCACCATATGCTTCTATGGGTGGCTTCAATGTGTTTGGATATCAGACGAGTGCATCTAACAGCTTCACACCACACTATGAACTTATCCAAAAGGAGTTCAAGGCTGCAGGTTACTCGAAAGCACCTAAGATTCTGTTCTGGAATCTGAATGGCAATACAAAGGACTTTCCGGCTCAGAAGGATACTCCTGGTGTGGAAATGATTTCAG